CAGGGTGCCCGTATCCGGGTCTTCGAGTGGCTCCGTGCGGTTCTGGGCCGGGCCGTGCCGGCGCAGGTAGCTGACGCGCAGCGCCATCAGCGCCTTGTCGAACACTACCTCGTACACATCGAGCTCGGGCGTGGTGTTTGCCCGATCGGCTGCGAGCAACAACGCCAGCTCGCTCATGATGCCTTGCCGCAGCTCCTCGGCGTTGGCCAGCTGATTGTCGCGCACGCTGCCACGCAGGGAGCCGGCGACGCGTGCCATCAGCAGCTTAAAGAGCTGCTCAAACTGCCGGTCGCTGTTATCCTGGTGGCTCTGTCGGACGAGGTGCAACAGCACTTCTGATGGCAGGTAGTCCGGATGGTTGCGGTCCGCAATGGCGGCTTGCACAAGTACGTCGGCGCGCCCCTTAGCGAGACAGGCCTCGATGGCGGCGTCGACCGGCGGGCGGCGGCGGTAGGGCACACCGTTCTTGTCGAGCTTAGTGAGTGGACACGGCATGGCGGCGGCTCGGCCTCGCAATGAAACTTGCGCCGGCATCCGCGAGAGGCACGCGTGGAGTGGAGCAGACGCGGTCCGAATCAGCCGACTGTCGAGAATAACTTGCCGATTGGCGTGTCCGAACGGAAGCGCCAATCTCACAGCTACCGGATCTTGTACGCGATGAGACTCGGGGGGTGCAGACTGGGGCGGTCCGCAAGGATTGAATGGGCCAATGAGGTATCACCCCGAACCCTTACGAACGCGGTATACTCGACTCCGGACATCACCGGCAGCCGCGCCGTAGGCGTCGTGTCGGCGCGGGCCAATGTCCGGTTGTGGAAAGGCGCCACGGCTGCAGCGTAGGCCCCGCCTCGGCGCTCAAGATCCTCCAAGAACGTCGCCATCTACGGTAAGTCGCGAAAGTTCGTCGGCATTGGACGCGTAGGCGTTCACCACGGCGGCGGCGCGACTCTCGAGTTCGTTGCGGTCAAGTCGGCTGCCCTTGCCAGCTCGCATGCCAATCGAGGCGCCGAGGTCGCGCCCGCGACTGACGATCCAGTCGCCGAACCGTTGTCGTTCGCGGCCGTAGGAATCGAGCGCTGCGTCGATGTCGTCCCCGCTTTCTGAAAGCGCGGTAGCCAGGTAGACTGCATCAATCGCTGCCTTGGTAACCCCGGCACCGACGTGCGGGCGTGCGACGAAGGCTGCATCGCCGAGGAGCGCTACCCGGCCGAACACCAGCTGCGGTGAAGCCAGATCATAGATGGCCTGGAAGAACGGTTGCTCGCCGCGATTGGCGATGTCGGCCATAGGAGAGGGCAGCTCCTCTCTCGCTGATCGGCGGAGATCGGTGACGACTTCCGGCCTGATAAGGGGCGGCGGAATCGAGGTGCCGTGGCATTTGCCGCTGGCGTCGGTACACAGCTCCGCCAACTCGGCCTCGTGGACCGGTCGGTACCAGGCGCAATTGTAGTCCCGGTAGCCGATGCGCAAGTCGCCATCGCGCGCTGGCACAGCATAGCACAGTGCCAGAGAGCCTTCCGGCACGCAGAAAAGATAATCCGTCTCCAGTATCTCGCGGGCGGCGCGCGTTGCCTCACGTTCGGGCATCAGAGCGCGCCATGTGACGTAGCCAGCATATTCTGGCTGCAGCCCAGGCAGCAAGCGGGCACGCACGGTTGACCGGACTCCATCGGCCGCGACCAGAAGATCTCCTTGCGTCTCGCTGCCATCGGCGAAGCTAGCGGTTACGCCGCCAGCGCCGGAACGCACGTCGACGCACTCCATGCCCCGATAATATCTGGGCCCACGCAGGTTGCCGCGCAACGTGCGATAAAGCGGCGCCCACGCGCACATCTTGCGTGGCTGATGCACCTCGTGGATGAGCCGATCGGCGTTATCGAGGCAAACGTAGGTGCGGGTCGCCACGCCGAGAGTATCGTCGAAGGCGAGCCCTAGCTGGCGCATGATCTCGTGTAGCGCCGGGTGCGTTCCGATGCCGGCGCCTCGGCCGGCAAGGTCGTCTACGGCGCGTTCGAAAACGTCGACCTCCCAGCCGATGCGGCTCAGCATGTGCGCGGCGAACAGTCCGCCGATGGAGCCTCCGATAATCAATGCCCTGTGCATGGCCATCTCCTCGCCCGACCTGCTTGTCGTTGGAGCAATGCCTCAGAACCTTCGGTGCTTCACAGGATGGCCGACAGATTGACGCCGCACAATTCACATTGGCGACAGTCAGCTGGTGGGATTCACCAGCACGCCTTTCGCTTATAGTTGACATGAGAGTTGCGACAAACTTGGCGATCGACGAGATCATGGCCCCGCACCTTGAACTCAAGGGGACCGTCACGACGTCGTTCACGAGCGGCAAGATCGGCATCCTGCAAAAAGGGAACGCCGGGCGGTGAGCGGTGGCGCCGAAACGGTGTCAATAGCTAGCGATCACACCACCGTTTCAGTCCGTATGGCCAACTTCGGGCCAAGCCGGCGGCGACGAGCACGTCGCCGACATCACGTCCGTCCGAGAGCGCAATCCTGACGAGGCTTCTTCCATAGGTATCGGACCGACCGGTCGGGCTCACTCGATATCCTTGGCTCATCAATCTCTGAAGAAGTTTGCGCGCATCGAGCGCAAGGCGAAACTCTCTGACGCACCGAGGCGACGTAAGCTCCGGAGTGTCCACGTTTGAAAGCCGCCATTTTACGCCCCGTTCCCAGCCCGTATCGCCATCGACAATGCACGTTGCCGTGCGCCTGAGACGCACCCATCCGACGCAGAGCGGGATCGTGATGGAGGCCGGCGAGGCATCCTGTTGGGTGCCGATTGCTCTTGTGTAAATGGTTCCTCCAAGGTGGACGATCTCAGGCCAAGCAAAACCGGCAGCAAAGGCAATCGAGCAAGCGCCCCCAAGCCAGAGCAGGTACCGCCGCCTGCTTTGCTTCCGAGCCTCGGCAAGATCAACGATCCTGCGGTGCCCGAAGGCGCCGGACCGGTCGCGATCTGAGAATGTCTTGATTGGAGTTGACCGGCGCGGTCTCAGCGACTTCAAGTGCCCGACAAGGCTCTGTTTGCTGTTGGGGTGCGAGTAGCGCAGCACAAGGGGAATTGCGACGTAAGCCACGATCGCAAGCATGCCGTAGAGGATCAGTAATCCCCTCTCTTTGGGGGATGAATGGTCGCTGTGGGCTTCGACAATCAAGAAACCGACCAACACCAGGAGGAGAACGGTCGTGGACCGTCGGAATTCCCTGTATCCCATACGGCCCTCCCGTCAGCGGACCCAACTCGTCAAGCTGCGAGAACGCATCGCAGCTCGCCCCTTTGTCAGCGACAGCTGTGTCGACGTACCGGAGCCGGACGGCTGAAGCGCGTACAATTTAACTCAATCCGACTCCATCGGCTTATCAGTTCCGCAGGCTCAGTCCCGTATTTTGCATGACGGTAGGATATTCGGATAGTTCATCAGAACGGGAGGTTGACGTGGGCGCGCAGGACGGCTGGCGCGGATGCGCGAGAGTAGCAGACGCTATCCACCGCTTTCGGCATGCACAGACTGCGATTGCTGCCGGAGGCGACGCACGCGCTGCTTCGTTGGAGGCGCGCGCAGCTCGGGACGCGCTGGACAAGTTGATCCTCGATACTGATGCCAAGCGTTACAGGCCGTCTTACGAAGACGCTGTCGCCGCTCTGGAGTTGGCCAGCGAAGGATCGCAGCACGGATGGCAGTCTTACGAACTCGCCCCCCTGATCCAGATCGGGCTCGCGCGGCTCAAAGCGATGGGACGGTGATCGCGTCGCGTATCGGAGGATCTCAGAAATGTCGACGCCGTCCTTGCCACTTGTCCGCAGTTAGCAGCCCAATTTGGTAGAGGGGGACTGGAGCCTCCATCGTTTGCAAAACACGGAAGCTCCCCCGCTTGAGGGCCCGCATCTTTCGGTGGCGGCTCCAGCCTGCCCAATGTGCTCAATTCAGTGACAACATGGCAAGTCGAGAGGTGTCGGACCATGCCGCGCGCTGCGCCTCCCACTCTACCGGAAACGGCTTCATCAGCGCGGCCAGCGTCACCGTCTCGGCCTGCCTGCCATCGAGAATGGCCTCGACGATGTCGGGCGCGAGCAGCGTCAAACGAAAGACGCGGCTGACGTAGCTCGGGTTGATCCTCTCTGCTGCGGCGACCTCCTCGACGGTCGCGTAGACTCCAGTCTCGATCAGCTTGCGCCACCGGAAGGCGCGGGCGACGGCCTTGACGAGAGCGCTGTCCATCCGGGGCTTGAGGTTTGGGGCCACGGGAGTGCCATCTGGTGCCAGCACCAGCTTGCGGCCGCCGCGCTTGCGCAGGGTGAGCGGCACACGCACCGTCACAATGCCCCCGTCGGACCTCATGCTGCCCTGGCCTTTCCACTCATCTCATGAGTCAATCGGGCCAGTCCGTCGACGCGCAAGCGAACGTCAAGGCCGTCGAGCCCGATATCGACGCGCTCGACCAGCAGCTGGACGATCCGAGCCTGCTCGGCAGGAAAGAGCTCGTCCCACAGAGGATCGAAGTCGAGCAGTGCTTGACGTACGTCCGCCTCGGTCAGCCCCTGGATCTCGGTCGACGCTGCGCGCCACGTGCCGACGATCACCTCGGGGCTGCGGAAGATCACGCGAAGCTGATCGATCACCGCCGTCTCGACCTCTGATGCGGAAACGCGACCGACCGGGCACGAGCCGGCACCGTGGCGCAAAACTGATTGTGAGATGTAGTACCGATAGAGCTTCTGGCGACGGCGGGTGTGGGTCGGCGAGAACGCGGCGCCGTCAGGGCCGAACAACAGCCCCTTCAGTAGCGCTGGGGATTCCGCTCGCGTCCGCCCCGCGCGCTTGCGCGGGCTTTCCTGCAGGATAGCGTGGACCTTGTCCCAGGTTGTCCGGTCGATGATCGCGGCGTGCTCACCGGGATAGCTTTCGCCCTTGTGCACGGCCTCGCCGATGTAGACGCGGTTGCCGAGTAGTCGGTAAAGGAAGCCCTTGGTGACGACCGCACCGCTCCTGGTGGTGATGCCTCTTTCCTTCAGCTCCTTCACCATCGCCGTCGCCGAGCCGATCTCGGTGAAGCGATGGAAGATCCAGCGCACGTTCCGGGCTTGAGCTTCGTTGATGACGAGCTTGCGGCGTACGACTTCGTAGCCGAGCGGCGGCATGCCGCCCATCCACATGCCGCGCTTCCTCGAGGCCGCGATCTTGTCCCGGATACGCTCGCCGATGACTTCCCGCTCGAATTGCGCGAACGAAAACAGGATATTCAGCGTCAACCGTCCCATCGAGCTGGTTGTGTTGAAGGCTTGGGTCACCGAGACGAAGGTCACGTCGTGCTTCTCGAAGATCTCGACCAGCCTGGCGAAATCCATCAACGCTCGGCTTAAGCGGTCGATCTTGTAGACGACGACGATGTCGATCCTGCCGTCCTCGACGTCACCGAGTAGCCGCTGCAGGGCTGGCCGCTCCAGCGTCGCGCCGGAGACGCCGCCATCATCGTAGCGGTCGGGGACCTCAATCCAGCCTTCTGCCCGCTGGCTGGCGATGTAAGCGCTACAACTCTCGCGTTGCGCGTCGAGGCTGTTGAACTCTTGATCCAATCCTTCCTCGGTGGACTTGCGCGTGTAGATCGCGGCACGCAATTTCTTGGCTGGCGGCTTTTTCATGAGCCCGCCCGCTTCAAGCCGAAGAAAACGAGACCGTTCCACCTTGTCCCCGTGATCGCGCGTGCGGCCGCCGACAACGACTTGAAGGGGCGGCCCTGCCATTCGTAGCCGTCCGCGAGAACGGTGACGGTGTGCTCAACGCCCTGCCACTCGCGAACGAGCCGTGTGCCCGCGATCGGTCTGTCGCTGCCACGTCTGCGACGGACCGAGATGTCACCACCGTCGAGTTGCTCCCCCAGGATCTCGAGGCGCTTCACCGTCTCGGGACGCAGGCCTCCGTCGACCAGCTCTTGCAATCGGTAACCGATCCGACTTTCGAGAAACCTCCGATTGTAGCGTGGCGGCTCGCTCTCGAAGAGATCACGCCACTGTTGCCTCAACTCAGGCGTCGGTGTCGTCCTCAGCGCCGCGAGGCGGGCCAGAACCGCGTCCGTCATCATGCATCTCCGCGTTGGTTGCGGTTTGCATGACCGCTCTGCTCGGGCGGCGAGTGAAGCGAACTATCTCTATCGTCGGCGGAAACTGGACTTGACTGTCGGGCGTGGAGACGGATCAGGCCGCGAGCCAGGAGCCCGTAGAGCTCAGCGAGGCGCTCATGTGGCGTCACGCGATCGGGACGGAGCGGGTTGGGGATGTGCATCGCAGGCGCCGAATGTCTGGAGGTCCTCCAACTGTCCTACTCAGCCATTCCGCGAAATGTGCCTAAGCGCAGCCCGAATCGGTCGGCAGATCTTGCACCGTTGTCGAGTAGAACGAGGATGTAAGCATGATCGATGATGCGAAGGGCTTCCTGGCCACGACACTGTTCCCTATCGTCAGCGCCGAACAGTGGGTTCGATTGCTGCGCCCCTCTTTGGATGACCTTGGGCTCGCCGATGCAGAGCCGGCGTTCGTCCAGCAGGTGATCGAGGATCGTTACGTTCGCGGACACGAGCCTTTGCCGGAGCAACTCCAGCGCCTTTGCATTGCGATACGCTGGCTATCACACCCGTCGGGTCTCGCGAGCATCCGCTGGGCGTCGTGGGTCTCACTCTCGCCTGTCGATTTGCTGCGAGTAGAGCAAGCCGAGGACGGGGCCAGGCGGTCGTCGATGGAGACGGCACTTTGGTGTTTTGTCCTCTATCCGGACCTTGCCCAACGCGCCTCTGCCATCTCGGGCGCATGCCAGAAGTTGCTCGCCTTCCTGGCCTCGCTGAATCGGGCGCGGATAGAGCAGCGGGCCGGAGCGCGGCTGGTTTTCGAGCCTGATTACGCGAGGGTCGTCTTGAACGGCTGCGCGCGCGCCATTCCCACGCAACCGCGAGCAGCGTTGAAACTCCTGGTCGCGGCTGCGCTTGCGGGGAAGCGAGTTCCTTCGAGGGTCATCGCTGACACGTGCCGCAGGCATACTCGCGACCTAATCCGTGACTTGAGAAAGGCCCTGTGTGGCAGCCTAAAGGAAGGCAAAGCATTGATCAGGTACGATCGGAGGGCGAAAGCCTACTACATCGATCTCGCGCCCGGGGAGATCTCAAGGCTTCACCCGGCCTGAGTTTCCCACGCTTCCCACGCTCACCGGTTTTCTTCCCACGCTGTTTCCCACGATGGAACTCACCTTTCCCACCATGAACAGCGATGGAATTGCGAGGCTCCTGCCACCAATGCGGTGGATGGGTTTCTTGCGATGGAAAGCAGAGAAGTCGACTACGAGCAGCTCCTCCGTGAAGTGGATGGAGCTGCTCGGCGATTGGCGCGCCGCCTACGCATGCCAACCGAGATAGCCGACTTGAGGCAAGACCTCCTGGTCGACCTCCTTGCTCGCATCAAGGACTTCGATCCCACCAGGGGATCGCTCGGGGCGTTTGCAGCAACCGTCCTCCGACATCGCGCCTCCCGGATCGCGGACCAGGTTCGCCGCCACCGAGACGTGTTCGGGGTGAGCCCCGTCTCTCTCGACGAGCCTCTTGGCGAGGCTGAGGGGCAGGTGCGGGGCGACCTCATCTCGGAAGAAGAGGGGTTATCCGCGGCGCTCGGCAGCTGGCGTGATCCCATCGCCGAAGCAGAGTGTCGGCTCGACATGGCGCACGGCCTCGCCGCGCTTGATGATCGTGATCGCGAGCTGGCCCGAGCGCTTTCCGACAACGACATCGGCGCGCTCGCCCAGGCCGGCTTCGGAAGCCGTCGCGATCTCTATCGACGCGCCCGGCGTCTCAAATTGGAGTTTCTCGCCGCCGGCATCAGCAACGACTGATGGCGGTGGCACACTTTTCGGATGACGTGAGTAGATGACTGTTATGGCACACCGCGACCCCCTCACTGCTCCTGATGAGACCGAGTTCTGCCGCTGGCTCGGACAGGCGTCCGTAGGAGACGCCGTCGAATATCATCGCGGCTTCCTTGCTGTCGATCTCAGTCTCGCGGGCAGCCCGTTATCACCATCGGCGCGCAAAAAGCTCGCGAGCCTGGCAAGTCGTGCCTGGTGGGCCGCCGAGCGTGGTCTCGTGGATCTCGCGCAGCGTCGCCGTGGCCCCGAGGACTACGTGTACGTGGCGATCCTGCGTCGGCGCCCCACGCCGCTGCAGAGGCAGCGCGCCGCGTTCCCCGCACTCATGAGATCCTTACCTTGGAGATGACCGTGGCAAAGGCACCTGCTTTGAAGGCACTCGTCCAGGCTCACCACTCGCTCGATGGCCTGCCCGACACGATCGCCATCCCGGCAGTCGGGCCTCGCCGCGAGCCGGCCGCCAAGCCTGTCGAGGAGGCGACGCTGGACGACCTCGCGTTCGCGCTCAACGCCATCGAGGACGAGTTCAATCTCGTTGGCGACCGGCTGCACGCGGTGAGAAAGCTCTACGTTCTCGCGCGACGGGCGGGCGGCTTGGGTGCTGACGTTGCCGTAGCTGCCGCGACTCGCACCGGCACGACAGTCCGGCAACACCACTGATCGCACCTGGCCATTCCATCTGCCGTAGGCGCGTTCTGCGGGTGAGCCGTCATGTCCGACTCAACGCGGTCCGAAGACGAGGTCGAGCCTGATCGGGAGCAGATCAAGGTCTTCCTCGACGTCGTGTTCGGCTACTGCGACGGATTGATTCCAGTCCGAAATCTGCGGGAAAAAGGTCAGGAGCCGCTCGGCCCAGCCAGCTATTGCTGGCTCGAGATCGGATCGCGCGGCTATGACACTCTCGCCGACATCGCCGCGACTGCAGCCCGCACGCGGACCGCGCTCTACGTCATCCCCGGTACGGTCGCCGAGCATGGCCAGGCAAGCGCCCACCACGTCCTCCAGATGCAGTCGCTCGTCGTCGACATCGATGGAGGCGACATCGCGACCAAGCTCGCTCACCTCATCCGCTTTCTCGGCCCTCCGACTCTTATTGTGGAGAGCGGCGGGCTAACTGAGGAAGGAGCCGACAAGCTGCATGCCTGGTGGAGGCTAACGGAGGCCGTCTCCGGTCGTGACCTCGCGCACGTCTGCGATCTTCGGAGGTTAATCGCCGAGAAGGTCGGCGCCGATGGCGCCTTTGCTTCTGCGCATCAGCCGATCCGCGTCGCGGGCAGCGTCTACCACAAATACGGAGCCCGTCGGCTGGTCCGAATCCGCGAGCACAACGAGTACGAATTCGAGCTCAAAGAGCTCGCCGAGGCGGTCGCGGACATGCCGCAGCTTCCTGGCCTACAGGAGCCGCCAAAGCAGCGCCCGACAAAACCCGCCGTTGATGACGTGCTCGTCACTCCGGTCCGTGAGGGCGACGTCGACGCCTTTAGCCGTTTCGAAGGTGCAAGCGTGGCCATCGGCCACTTCGTGCGCCTGGTTCACGAAGGCCGCTTCACGTGGGAAGACGGCTGGGAGGCGATCTGCGGATACAACGCAGCAATGCTGCGACCACCGTGGCCGCTAGATCGGCTTCGCTCGGAAACGGACCGTCTCTGGCGGCGACACCTCTTGCGTTACGGACCCGAAGCCAAGCGGCAAGCACCACCCCCGGCTGTCCCGGTGTACGCGCTCGGTCAGCTGCTCGATGACCCGAGCCCGCCGCCCCCTGACCTGATCAGTCCGCGCGTTCTGACGCCAGGGGGGCTGCTCGTGCTCGGCGGCGCTCCCAAGGTCGGCAAGAGTGATTTCCTCATCAATCTTCTGGTCCATACGGCAGCAGGCATTCCTTTCCTGCGTTTCGAACCTCCCCGACCGATGCGTGTGTTCTATCTCCAGGCCGAGATCGGATACCCCTACTTGAAAGAGCGTCTGCACCAGATGCGACTCGATCGGGCATTGATTGCAGAAGCCCGCGAGCGACTGGTTGTCACCCCGAAGCTGCGTTTGATTCTGAACGAGGGTGGTGTTGCTGCTGTTGCCGACGCGATCCAACGCGCCTTCCCCGATGAGCCTCCCGACATCATCTGCATCGACCCGCTCAGGAATCTCTTCGACGGTGGCCCAGGCGACAAAACAGAGAACGACAACGACGCCATGATGTTCTTCCTGCAGAACCGCATAGAAGCCCTCCGCGAAGCGGTGGCACCGCACGCCGGAGTGATCGTCGCTCATCACACACGCAAGCTATTCAAGAAGCAGTTTGCCGAAGACCCCTTCCAGGCTTTTGCCGGCGCGAGCGCGCTGCGCGGCTTCTACACGACCGGCATTGTAATGTTTCGGCCTGACGAAGCCGGGTCCCAACGGGAGCTGCACATCGAGTTGCGCAACGGCGCTGGTCTCGATCGCATGACCATCGACAAAATCGATGGAGAATGGGTGGAGATCGACGAGAGCGGCCAGCGTCTCGTGCGCAAGGACATCGGTTCCAGGCTCGATGCGGAACGCATGCGCCGACACGAGGTCATTCTCCGGCTGATCTATGACGAAGCGCTCAATGGACGCTTCTACACCATGGCGCAGTTTGCCCAGGCGTTCGAAAATCAGGATGATCTCGGCAGTTCCACATCTATCCGCGAGAGGATCGGCGTCTTGGCCACGAAGGGTTACATCCGGTTTGTGGCCTCGGTGCCAGAACTAGCTTTGCAGTCCACAAGAAGCAAGTTCGGCTTCCTATGCGTCGAGGGCATGAAAGCTCCTGTCGAGCGGCCCGACGCCGAAACGGGCGAGGTCAGTACTGCTGTCATTGAAATCGTCCCCACCCATTTCAAGTGCCCGCAGACCGGGGCCGTACGACCCGTCGCGACCTTCGATGCGTGGCACTACGTCGACGACGAATGGGCCTGAGACCAGAATGTCGCAGTTGCCAGGACCGTGTTGGCAACTGGGAGCTGGCAACTGGGGTTTGCAACCTGGCAACTGGATTTTGCTTATTCTAGTCAACTGCTTGTGAGCTTGGTTAAGTTGTCAATCGCAGTTGACTGTCGAAAATTTCTGGCAACTGGAAATTACTATTCTGTTTCTGTCCCTTAGACCACTCTTCCATGTTGCCAGCGGAACCCTCCCCCTACGGGGGAGGGAGATGCCGCATAAAGCGGCCCCGTCCCTCCCCGTCAGGGGGCTCGCGCGAAGTCGGCCGGCGGTCGATCAAGAGCTAGGTGACGGAGATGATGAACCTTTGCCCCGACCGTCGCGCCTGGAGCCAAGCTACCGCCAGGTGAAGTGATGTCTGGTTCGGGCGGCCGGTACAAAATCGGCGGACCTGCTGTAGGCTGTGAGACCATGGCAATGCTGGGGCCGCCCGAGACCGGAAGGTTACCTGATTCTCGACCGCGCTCGTGGCGCTCATCGTTCGGTCGAAGGGCGGTCGGCGCTTCCTGTGGAGCCGGAGACGACATGCCAGAACTCTCGCCGCATGATGAGATTGCCCGCACCTTCGATCGTTTCGTTGACGCCTTCTCGACGTTCGACGGCAAAGCGGTTGCGAGCCTTTTCATCGCGCCCGGCGTGGCGTTGCGGCGCGACGGTTCTCTGAAGGGCTTCTCGGCTCAGCATGAGATCGAGACCTACTACCAGGCCGCGCTCGATCGGTATCAGGCGTCGGGGTGTCGCTCGTGCCGCTACGTGGGCCTCGACGTCCGCCTCCTCACCAACAACAGCGCCATCGCAACCGTGAGCTGGGAGCTGGTGGGCTCGAGCGATGCTGTCACCGATCACTGGTCGCAGGCATATTTCATGGTCCGCATCGACGGTGAGTGGCGGATCTACGGCTCGTCGTTCGCGTCGACCTGATACGGGCGCCGCAATAGCCCGCAGGCTAGGAGCGCGGCTTCCGCTAACGCACTGTCAGGCAAATTATCCACAGTCATTCCGGGCGGATTTATTTTTTCAATGGACGCGCGAATCGGATTGACTCAAAACGAATCAGTGAAGTTTTCGACCATCCCCCCACCGGTTCTGGTTCCTTCCAGGGCGGTTTTGGGGTGTGGGGGGGCAGGGCGCGGCACCTCGGTAGTGACAAGCCTGGATTCCGGGAAGCCACCGGGAGTCCAGCAGCCGGGGTCCAGGCCCAGAAGTCGACGTCTGTTGCGAAGTTCAGTCCCGCGTCGGGAGTCCAGTCGGAGTCCAGTGGAGTCCGGAGTCCACCTGCGACGGGAGCGCCCGCATGACGCTGAGCTTCACGCCGGAGCACATCGAGACCTGGCCGCTCGCGCGGCTGAATCCCTATGCGAAGAACGCCAAGACGCACGGGGCCGAACAGGTTGCCAAGATCGCGGCGTCGATGGTCGAGTTCGGGTGGACGGTGCCGGTGTTGGTCGATAGCGCCGGTGAGCTTGTCGCTGGGCACGCGCGCCTCGCCGCCGCGACACAACTGGGTCTCACCCAGGTTCCGGTGATCGTCCTCGGTCATCTCACCGAGGCGCAGAAACGAGCCTACAGAATCGCAGACAACAAGCTGACCGAGCTCGGCGGCTGGGACGACATGCTGCTCGGCGAGGAGCTGCGCGACCTGATGGGCGAGAGCTTCGACCTGTCGCTCACCGGCTTCGACGACGGCGAGGTCGCGAAGCTGCTGGCGGGACTGGACCGAACCGAGGCGCAGGGTGACGAGAACGCCATCCCGGAGCCACCACTGGTGCCGGTGAGCCGCCGCGGCGATCTCTGGCGTCTCGGTTCTCATCGGCTGCTTTGCGGTGACGCCACGGTCGCGACCGACGTTGCCCGGCTTCTCGATGGCGTGAAGCCGCAGCTGATGGTCTCCGATCCGCCCTATGGCGTGGCCTACGATCCGGCCTGGCGCAACGCGGCCGGCGCCTCGGCGACGCTGCGCATCGGCAAGGTCTTGAACGACGACCGGGCCGACTGGCGCGAGGCCTGGGCGCTGTTCCCCGGCGACGTGGCCTATGTCTGGCATGGCGCGTTGCATGCAACGACGGTGGCGGAGAGCCTCGAGGCCGCTGGCTTCGGCATCCGGTCGCAGATCATTTGGGCCAAGGATCGGCTGGTGCTGAGCCGTGGCGATTATCACTGGCAGCACGAGCCCTGCTGGTACGCGGTCCGGAAGACGGCGCAAGGTCACTGGGCCGGGGACCGGAAGCAGACGACGCTCTGGCCGATCGCCAACCGCGACCAGGATGCCGAGACCGTGCACGGCACACAGAAGCCGGTCGAGTGCTTGCGCCGGCCGATCCTCAACAACTCGAGTCCCGGCCAGGCCGTCTACGATCCCTTCGTGGGCTCGGGCACGACGATCATCGCGGCCGAGACGACGGCGCGGGTCGCATACGGGATCGAGCTTGATCCGGCCTATGTCGATGTCGCCGTTGAGCGCTGGCAGGCCTTCACTGGCGGAATCGCGGTCCGCGACGGCGACGGCGTGACGTTTGCCGAAGCGCAGTCGCAGCGACAGACAGAGGCCGCCTGATGCAGTCGCGGGCGATGTCGCTGGTTGAGGCTGCCGCCAACGTCGTCGTCGGCTACGGCGCGGCCATCGCCACGCAGGTCGTCGTCTTCCCCTGGTTCGGACTTTCGGCGACGCTCGCCGGCAATCTGATGATCGGCGCCGTCTTCACGGCCGTCTCTCTGGTCAGGAGCTACGCCCTGCGGCGCCTGTTCGAACGCTTGCGGCCAAGGGAGGCGACGGCATGAGAACGCCTTCTCGTGCCGCCCCTGCTTCAGTCTGCGATACGGTAGACGCGTCCGCGGCCGTCGATCATCTCCAATGTGACGATAAGGCCGAGCCGCTTCTTGAGGCCGCCGGAGATCGCGCCGCGCACCGTATGCGGCTGCCACGCCAGCGCCTTGGCAATCTCGGCATTGGTCGCGCCCTTTTCCGACCTCAGCATCTCGATGAGCATCGCCTGCTTGCTCGTCGCCTCGGGTGCGGCGGCCTTCTTCGTGGCCTTGCGTGCCGTGGCGGGCTTGGGTGTCTTGCGGGTCGTCCTGCTCATCGGTCTGCTCCGGGTTCTCGGAGGGCGCGACCATCGCGCCGCTCCTATGACCCGAAGCCCCGACCGTTGGCGGTGCAGGGTCGTCCCGGCCGGTGTCTAGACGCGATCGCCGAGGACGAGCCGATACACGCTCCGATCGCCGCACCGATCAAGTCGATAAGCGCGCTCCCGTTCAACAATCCGCAGAGGCACCGATGCAGGGCCTGAGCGAGCGCCAGTATGCCGCCCACGTCGGCCTGTCGCGGGGCGCGATCCAGAAGGCGAGGCTCTCCGGCCGTCTGGTCCTCCACGCCGACGGGTCGATCGACGCCGTGGCCAGTGACGCACGGCGCACCGGCATGACCGATCCGGCGCAGCAGCGCAGGCCCGAGAGCGGCTTCTCGATGCGGGCCGTCCCGGACGCCGCAGTATCGGCCGTCGGGGAGGCGCTGCGCGAGCACGGTCTGCCACCGCCTTCGACTGGCGGCGCGACGACGTTCGTCCAGGCCCGGACCGCCAACGAGGTTTTGAAGGCGCAAGAGCGCCGCCTGCGCCTGCAGCAGCTGAAGGGCGAGCTGATCGACAAGGCGCGTGCCAAGGCCTTCGTCTTCCGCCTGGCGCGCGAGGAGCGCGATGCCTGGGTCAACTGGCCGGCCCGGGTCGCGGCGCTGATGGCGGCCGAGATCGGCGTCGATATCGCCGTCCTGCAGAGGGTCCTCGAAGGCCATGTCCGAACCCACCTCGACGACCTCGCCCGGGTCCGCATCGATCTCTGATGGCTTCACCTTCGATGGCGTCGCGGATCTGCTCCGCGCCTGGGGCGAGGGACTGAGGCCCGATCCCGATTACGTCGTGAGCACCTGGGCAGACACCCATCGCATCCTCGGCTCGCGGGGCGCGGCCGAGCCCGGCCGCTACCGGACGCAGAGAACGCCCTACATGAAGGACATCATGGACGCGCTCTCGCCGAACCATCCGGCGCAGCGGATCGTCTTCATGAAAGCGGCCCAGGTGGGCGCGACGGAAGCCGGCAACAACTGGATCGGCTTCGTCATCCACCAGGCGCCAGGGCCGATGCTCGCCGTGCAGCCCACGGTCGAGCTCGCCAAGAGGAACTCCCGCCAGCGCATCGATCCGCTGCTGGAAGACTGCCCGGCGCTCGCCGACCGCATCCGCCCGGCCCGCGCCCGCGACAGCGGCAACACCATCCTGTCGAAGGAGTTCGACGGCGGCATCCTGATCATGACCGGCGCCAACAGCGCCGTGGGACTGCGTTCGACGCCGGCGCGCTACATCTTCCTCGACGAGGTCGATGCCTATCCGGCCTCGGCCGATGACGAGGGCGATGCGGTGACGCTGGCGGAGGCGCGCTCGCTCACCTTCGCGCACAGGCGCAAGGTGTTCCTGGTGTCGACGCCGACCATCCGCGGCTTCTCCCGGATCGAGCGCGAATACGAGGCCTCCGACCAGCGGCGCTACGTCGTCCCCTGCCCGCACTGCGGTCACAAGCAGTGGCTGCGCTTCGAGCGCTTGCGGTGGGAAAAGGGACGGCCCGAGACGGCCGCCTACCACTGCGAAGGCTGTGAAGCCCCGATCGCCGAGCACCACAAGACGGCGATGCTGGAGGCCGGCACCTGGCGGCCGACGGCGACCTCGACCGACCCGGCCACGATCGGGTTCCATCTCTCGGCGCTCTACTCGCCCGTGGGCTGGCTCTCCTGGGAGCGCATTGCGCGGTCCTGGGAGGCGGCGCAGGGCTCGGACGAGGCGATCAAGGCCTTCCGCAACACGGTCCTCGGCGAGACCTGGATCGAGAGCGGCGAGACCCCGGACTGGCAGCGCCTCTACGAGCGGCGCGAGCGGTGGGCGCCGGGCATCGTGCCGAAGGGCGGGCTGATCCTCACCGCCGGGGCCGACGTGCAGAAGGACCGCATCGAGGTCGACGTCTGGGCCTGGGGCCGCGGGCTCGAGAGCTGGCTCATCGAGCATATCGTCATCGAGGGTGGTCCCGGCCATGCGCCGGGCTGGGACGCGCTGACCCGGTTGCTCGGGCGCACCTGGGTCTCGGCCGGCGGCGTGCCGATGCGGATGGCGAAGCTCGCCATCGATACCGGCTACGAGGCGCCCGCGGTCTACGCCTGGGCGCGGCGCCACGGCTTCGGCCAAGTGGTGCCGGTGAAGGGTGTCGAGGGCTTCAACCGGTCGAGCCCGGTCTCGGGGCCGACGTTCGTCGACGCCACGGCAGGTGGGCAGCGCCTGCGCCGCGGCGCGCGGCTGTGGACGGTGGCCGGGTCGGTGTTCAAGAGCGAGACCTTCCGCTTCCTCGGACTGACGCGCCCGACCGACGAGGAGAGGGCAGCGGGAACCGCACATCCGGCCGGCACCATCCATCTGCCCGAGTGGATAGAGAGCGAGTGGATCAAGCAGCTGGTCGGCGAGCAGCTGGTGACGGTGCGCACGAAGCGCGGATTTGCGCGGCTCGAATGGCAGAAGCTGCGCGAGCGCAACGAGGCGCTCGACTGCCGTGTCTACGCCCGCGCCGCCGCCTGGATCGCGGGCGTCGACCGGATGCCGGAGACCACCTGGGGCCAGCTTGAGGAGCGCCACGGCCTCAGCGAGCATCCGCTGCATCGGCCACCCGCGCCGCCGCGGCCCGCCGCGCCGTCGCCGTTCGGGAGCATCCGGCTAGCTAGGCCGACCAGCGTCGGACGACCGGGGAACCCGTTCCGCAGGTGAAGTTGGTCCAGGTCGACGAGGACCGAGAGGCTGGAGCTACTCGATCTTGATGTTGGCCAGTTTGATGAGCTCGCTTGTGGTCTTGATGTCCGTTTCCCAAAAGGTTTGCAACTCCGCCTGAGTCGAGATGACCGGCAGCATGCCGATGAGCAGCAGACGCCGCCGTTTCAGGCAGCTTCGCGATCTCGGTCATTTTGGCGTGAAGAGCATCGACGATGGGCTTCGGCACGCCCGCGGGAGCCCAGATGGAGAACCACAACGGCACGTCGGAATTGGGATAGCCGGCCTCCGTTAGCGTCGGCACATCAGCGAAATCAAGGCTGCGAGTGCTGTGATTGACGCAGAGCAGTTTGAGCTTACCGGCCTTGATGGACGCATTGTTGGTCGGATCGTTGGCGCTCTGGACGGTTCCGGTCGGCAGATCGTTCAAGACTTCCGCGCCACCGCGATAGGGCACGTGCAGGAATTTGATGCCGGCCCGATGCGATAGCATCTCCATGCGCATATGGCCGCTCGTGCCGGGCCCGGGCGTGCCGAAGGGCATCTTGCCGGGATTGGCTTTGACGTAGTCGACGAGCTCCTTGATCGACTTCAAGCCGGTGCTCGGATGCACGCAGAACCCAGAGATGCCGTCTCCGACACGCACGATCGGATGCAGCGTCGTTTGATCATAGGGCGTCTTGCGCAGGAGAGGCAGGTTTACGGTCGACGAGTTTGAGGAACGCAGCAGCGTATCGCCGTCGGGCTCAGCCTCCGCGGCGGCCTCCGTGCCAATCATCAGAGGCGCCGCCGCGGTTCTCGATAACCAACTGTTGGCCGAAGGCGATGATCTTTACCGGCTTGCTCGGCCAGCGATCTGCGTCTCCCCCGGGCAGTAGGGCAGCCCGCTCTGCACCCCGAGCCGTCTTGCTCTCGCGACGTGCTTGCATCTGTGCATACCACAACGCCAACGCTTGATATCGGGTTCATGGAGCTGCACCATGTGGCATACTCTGGTGAAAGTACGGCGTAGCAACATGTTAGATCGAGAACGCTTGGTGCGCATCCACGCCGCAACGATGTTGCGGCATTTGGCCGATGCGATTGACGATGAAAGCATCTCCCTGCAGTCCATCGCCGAAATGGCGCGTGGGACCGTCGCGCGCCTCACAAACGGACCTGCCCTTCCCGCACGAGGAAGCCAACTGAACAGGCTGCGCATAATCAAGGGTGGTCGTTCTTAA